TCGATCCAGAACGTGCGCGGGATCGTAAAGCGTTGGAGCGCGGCGGCCGTCTGCATGTCTGTCTCCTCTGTTGTGTGGACTGGCACTCAGTTGAGGGGACGCGGCGCATCCCCTCTCAGAGGGTCAGCGGTTGCCAAGGAGGCTGTTGAGCCGGTCAAGCCAATACTGAGCCTTGGCGTAGCAGCGGGCCGCCCGCTTGGTGTCGCCGCGCTCGTCCGCCTCGTTGAAGTCTGCAAGCCACTTCTGCGCGAGGTGGTCGGCTTTGAGTGTCTTGGCGTCGGTCGTCTGCATTTTCGTCTCCCTTGATGATGGGGAGGAGTATTGCCAAAACGGCAACATACGTCAATGCCAAAATGGCAACTCCGCAGACAAAATAATCCACCGACCTGCCGCCGCCGAGAATTAGATGCCTAGAAGATCCATGGTTGTCAGCACGCGGAGGACCTGCCCGACGCGACGCCGATCGATCTCGATAGCCTTGGTGGGATTGTACTGCTGAAGCCGTACCTTGGTAGGCGTGATGCCCATTAAGAGCTTGAGATAGGCTTCCCTGGTGCCGTTTTCGTCTGGCAGTAGTTCGACGACTACATGGTCGCCGTTCTGCGGCGGCCGGGTCTTCTCGACGTAGATCAGTTCCCCCGACAGATACCGGGGCTCCATAGAATTACCTTGCACATACAACGCAAACAAATCAGCACGACCATTGAAACGCGGCGGACGCCGCATATACTCCCCAGTCTCGCCGTTCATTGTGAAGTCCCCCGAATCGCCACCCCAGGCAGTCCCAAGAACGGGAACGTCGCGGGCCATGTCTGAGCGTGCGGGAAACTTGGCAGAAGTGTCAAACGGACGCACTTCCTCAACCGGGGTATTGACTCCAAGAAACTGACGGATCGCGACTCCCTCGGCGTCGCTGATACCTCTCTTCTTATGCATGATTTTGCTCAACTGAGGCGGGGCCAGTTTAAGATGAGCGGCAAGCTCAGCTTGTGTTTTTCCGCGCTCGATTAGCTTTTGAGCGATCCATTTCGGGTCCATATTCCATGTTGCCTTTATCGTCACGACGATAAAATTGCCGATATGGAATATTGTAGTTGCCTAGAAGTTGCCAGTATGGCAACCTCCAGCAACATGATCCAGCAGACCATAAAAGAACTCACGCCGACCAAGGTCGCAAAGGCCATGGGAATGCCGACTTCGACCGTATTCCGGTGGATGACGCAGGACAGAATCCCCGGCCGAGGAATGGCGCACAAGTGGCGGCTCGACCAATTTGAGGCGGCTGTGAGGAAACTGCGCCGCTCCTCAAAGCGGGCGAGGGCATAGCCATGAAGCGCGCCCCCAAGATCAAAACCGGCGGCGTGATCCAGGCCGCGCACTTGCAGTCCATCGTCCGCCGCGCCGAAAGCCTTGAGAAGGAGAAGGACGACATCCTTGGCGGCGTGCGCGACCTTTACAAGGAAGCGAAGGGCGTCGGCTATAACACCAAGATCATCCGCAAGATCATTGCCGAGCGGAAACGCGACGCAGCCGATATGGCGGCCGAACAAGCCGAAATGGAGCTTTACCGCGCCGCCCTGAATACGGCGGTTGCGCTGGTCAAGTCTGGCGTGTCCCTGAGACAAGCGGAGCGCGAGACGGGTGCCAGCAAATCCAGCATTCATCGGGCTTTAACTGTCCCAGCCCCGTCCCACGATCCCGAGACGGGCGAGCTATCAGAAACGCCGGAAGTAGACACCCCGGCGGGCGGCGACGGAGGCACGGCAGATGTAACGACTGCTTCAGCCCCCGTCGCTGCCGATCCTTCCGACGACATGCCGCCTATTCCAGACTTTCTAAGGCGCGTGGCATGATCGGCCTCTGCGCTCTGGCCGTGGCCTGCGTCCTGCTGATCGTGGAGGCGTGCGAGTGACGCCGCGCCCGCGCCCAGGCCCACATATCAACGACATTCGAATCGTGGCGAGCCTCTGTGCCCACGATCTGCCGCGCCGTCCCTCTTTTGTCGCGCTGGCAGGCCCTGACCGTGCGTTCCTCCCCGGTCCCGGTCAGGGCGCTTTTCACAGCCTGGACTTCTCCTCCCCCAGGCTCAACTGCGCCGCTGGTGCTGCCCTCGGGCGCACTGGCGGAGACTTTCTCCAATTCTACGCGGGTGGCCCTGAGCTTGGCGGCCAGACCACTCGCGAGAGTGCCTACAGCTATCCAGTTCGATGGGTTCGTCGGCTTCCTCATGCAACGCATGTTGGAGGATCTGATGACCAAGAGGTTGGGACGTTCACCCAAGCAGGAGGCCTGCGTGTCCGTGCAGGCTGAAACCAAGGCTTTGTTGTGGGCCGCCGTGCCCCGGCGAATGGGCGACAACGTCAAATCGTGGACGCTGTACGCAGCGCATCAGCTTGGCTGGAACCCGCGCCGCGTGCGGGCAATCTGGAACGAAGAGGCCCGCGTGATTCGGGCCGAAGAGTGGACTGCGCTGAACGAAAAACTAGCCGACCTGACGAGTGCAGCGGAGAGACGGGGAGAGGCTATCAATGAACTTCAGACTATGGCGCGGGCAGCTACTGCTCAGGATTTCAATCGTGCTGGACCGCTGGGCGTGGCGGGCGATGAACCAAGCCAAGAAGGATTTCGGGCGAAGCGTTAGGCCCGCTGGCGACCTGTTCGACCAAGACAATCCAAGCGACTGGGGAGGAAGATGATGTCGAAACCTAACAAAACGCGGCAGGACGAGAACGAGCGAATCGCCGCGACTATCAATCGCGTCTGGGGCGAGCGCGTCGCGTGGGTTGAGGAGCGGTATTTCTGCTTCGTTTGTAAGCGCACCAAAGAAGAGGTTCGCATGACCATTCCGGTGGTTGTGTCGAGCCTCGTGGGTGGCCGACTTCCTGGTCGGGTTGATCCGCCATTTTTCGCCGGTCCTGCTCCTAGCGGTGGTGGGCGTTAACATGGGAATCGCAACGGAAAAGCTGGGCATCTACGACGAGCTTCAATCCAAGGGGTTGCGGTATCTGCCGCCGCTTCGGCTGGTAAAGGCCGACGACATTCCGCGCTCTGCGATTGAGGAGGCGGCCCGCAAGGCGGTGGACGAAGCCATCGCGGAAGCCATCCAGCGCGCCCTGGACCGGCGCCGGGAGGAGATCGACAAGCTCGTGGCCCCCTGCGGCCCTGAAGTGGCGCGCGTATTCGAAGCCGTGGCTGAGGCATCCGGCATCCCCGTCGCGGAACTGATGGGGAAGTCACGTATCAACATCGTGGGCCGCGCCCGCTGGCTGTTCTGGTACGTCACCGCCGCCCTGCGCCGCGACCTGTCTTTGCCTGTCTTGGGCGACATCATGGGCGGCAAAGATCACACATCGGTTCTGCATGGGCTTCGGCGGTTCCCGTCAGTACGCGATGAGGCCCCGCTGCGCGACTACTGCCGCCACCATGCCATTGCCGAGCTTCTGGCTGCGGCCGACGACAATCCAAGGAGGGTCTAATGACCGACATCAAGACAACCGGCGCTTTGTTCATCACGGACAAGCAGGGCAACGCCAACAGGCCGGACTACAACGGCGACTTCAAGCTGACGCAGGAATTCCTGGCGGCGCTTGTGGATGCGCTGGGCGACCAGCCCGACTGCAAGGTGAAGATCGCCGGCTGGAAGAAGGTTGGGCAAAAGGGGCCGTATCTCAGCCTCAGCATCCAGCCGCCGTTTCGTGGCGACGGGCAGTCCTCGCGCCCGACCGGAGCGCCGACGCGCCGTGATCCGCCGCGCCGCGATTTGGATGACGGAGCGGACATACCTTTTTAGGAGGTGACCATGGCGCGAGAATACGGCTGGGCGGAAGCCCGCGAGGACCTAGAGGACGGCGTAAACCCGATCACCGTTGCCGAGCGCATGGGCGAGCCGGTGTCCTACATCATCGAGGTTGCTGAAATGCAGGGCTGGCCCATCCGCTGGTCCGGCCAGACGGCGCAGCAGTCCATCGACGCGGTTGAGAGGTTCCTGTGAGAGAGGAGATTATCGGGGATTGCCGCTTGATATTAGGCGATTGTCTGGAAGTGCTGCCGACGCTCGGCAAGGTCGATGTGGTCCTGAGCGACCCGCCTTACGGGATAGCCTATCAGAAGGGCACCGGAGGCCGTGGGAAGCATTCCGTCCGCAACATCGAGGCGATTGCCGGGGACACCACGCCTTTTGATCCTGAGCCGTTTCTAGGCTTTCCGGAAGTCATCCTTTGGGGCGGCAATCACTATGCCGCGCGCTTGCCGCACGGGCGATGGCTAGCGTGGGACAAGCTGGCGGGAATGCCGGAGTTCGACTCATTCTCCGACGTCGAGTTTGCGTGGCGCAAGGGGCGCGGCAAAGATCGCGTCTTTTCTCACCTTTGGAAGGGCATTTGCAAGGCGAGCGAGAAGGGGCAAGGCAAAGAACGCTGGCACCCAACGCAGAAGCCAATCGCGCTTATGACGTGGTGCCTTGAGCAGGTAGGCCCCGGCGTCATTCTTGACCCGTACATGGGCAGCGGCACAACCGGAATTGCTTGCGCCGGGTTGGGGCGTGATTTCATCGGCATAGAGATCGAGCGCAAGTATTTCGACATCGCTTGCCGCCGCATAGAGGAAGCCTACCGCCAGCCGCGCTTGTTTGCCGAGCCTTCTCCCAAGCCAAAACAGGAGGCCATGCTATGAAGCCCTCCCGCCAAGGAGCAGCCACCATCCTCGCCCTGCGCCGAGCAGAGCGGGAAGTCGTGCGAGCTCGCAAGCGCGCCAAGCGTGCGCGACCCGGAGACAAGAACCTCGCGCTGATCCGCCTGCGTGACGCCGTTACCGCCGCGTTGTCGCTGACGCAGCGGCGGGGAGTGAGCGCTTGAAGCGGTCCAAGGGAATATACGCCGATCCAACGAAACGGGGCGAGAATAACCCCACCGCTCGCCTTACGGAGGAGGACGTGCGCTGGATACGTCGCGATCCGCGTTCGGCTCGGTCATTGGCGCGCGAGTTGAAAATGCACCACTCGACCATCAACGAAATCCGCAACGGCAATTTGTGGAAGCACGTCACGTGAAGCGCCCCTCCAAAACTAGAGGACTTTTAAAGGGTGGCTGGAATAAAGGCCGCGTGATGAGCGTTGCAAGCGGGCAAAGCACGGCCGAAAGATTAGATCATTACAGTATTCCAGAGCCCAATAGCGGCTGTTTTCTTTGGGTGGGAGCAACGGACTATTATGGATACGGCGTGCTTCGCATTAATGGGCGCCTGACCAAAGCCCACAGAGCGTCGTGGATGGAGCGACACACTAGCAGTCCAGGGCCGTGGCTTGTCTGCCACAAATGTGATGTTAGGGCGTGCATCAATCCCGATCATTTGTTCCTTGGAACACACGCAGATAATTCAGCGGACATGAAAGCGAAGAATAGACCGCGTGGTCGGCCGGACCTTCGCCCAGGAGCGATTCGTGGCTAGATCAAAATATGGCAACAAGCCCACCGTGGTTGACGGCATCCGCTTTGCCTCACAGGCGGAAGCACGACGCGATGCGGAGCTTCAGTTGCTCGCCAGAGCGGGGGAGATATTCGCCCTGCGTCGTCAGCCGCGTTACCCGCTGATCGTGAATGGCGCGAAGGTCTGCACCTACGTCGCGGATTGGGAGTACGTCGAGAAGCCCACGCCGGGCGGCCCGACCAAGACCATTTGCGAGGACAAAAAAGGCGTTGTCACTCCCGCCTTCCGCATCAAGTTCAAGCTCGCGAAAGCCCTGTTCCCCGAAATAGATTGGCGGGTGACATGACGCATTTCCCCACCACTTCCGCGCGTATGTGTGCTATACAAATAGACGAGGCGGGCGGCGCTACCAACGCTCATCCCGCCTCTAACCTTCACCGGCTTCTGAGGAGCGCGGCAATGGCTTTTCAAGTTTATATCAGAGACGAGTCTGCCCGTCACGGTGCCAGATAATGGCACGCGATCTGGAGAGAATTGCAACAAGTATCCCGCTGAATAAGACGGCGGGGCTGGTGACGAGTAAGGGCGTTCACTGGACGCCCGACAGAAAGCCAGCAAACGCCCTAATACGGGCCAGCGCTGATCCGCTTCCGGTCAACAACTCGCCCAAGATCAGTGCGACCGCCATCTTCCGCGAACTGGTGGGTAACACGTTCGGGCGCTGGAAGGTGATCGGGTACGCCGCAACGCAAGCGCCGAACAAAAAATCGCGCTGGGTCGTGAAATGTTCATGCGGCAGATACGAGCATCGGCACGCCAAGACGATCCGACGCGCCCCGCAGACCGGCGACAAGTGCGGAGAGTGCCAGCACCTGAATTACGTGCGCCGGAGCTACAAGTTCCATGGCGGAAAAGCGCCCGAGCAGTTTGGTGCGGCCTCAGAGAAGCGGAGTGAGGCATAGCCATGGCCCGCATCCGCACAGTGAAGCCAGACTTTTTCACAAGCGACGACATATGCGCTCTGAGCCCGCTCGCTCGCCTGCTTTACATCGGCTTGTGGTGTGAGGCCGACAGGGAGGGCCGCCTTGTGTGGGCGCCGCGCACCTTTCGGCGGCGGTATCTGCCGGAGGATGACGGCGACATCGCGGACATCTGCCAGGAACTTCTAGACCGTGATCTGGTGCGGCTGTACGGCGACGGCCTAGCCCATATTCCGACCTTCCTAGAGCATCAGCACGTCAATCCGCGCGAGGCAGCGTCCGTCCTCCCGGCACCCGATACGCACGCGTCGCCACGCGACAGTGACGCGCAGGTAGGAAGGGAAGGAAAGGAAGGGGAAGGAAAGGGAAGGAATACAGATACTAGCGTATCTGGGGCTTCCCGTTCCGGGACGCGCCTGCCGGACGATTGGGAGCCGAGCGCAGACGAGCGGGCTTTTGCCGAGCAGCTTGGGCTCAACGCAACGACCGTAGCCGCATCGTTCCGGGACTATTGGCGCGGGATACCGGGGGCCAAGGGGCGCAAGGCAGACTGGCCGGGAACGTGGCGCAACTGGTGCCGCCGCGAGGCCGAGAGAATCGCCGCCAAGCGCGTAGCCCCGCAGACTTTCGCCGCTCGCGATGCCGCCGTGGCAGCGACCACTGTCAACCGTGACGACGATGCCCAATGGCGAGCCCGCATCAGCGGCTGGCGTCCCGGCAAGATGTGGCTGCGTGGCGATTGGGGCCCTGAGCCTGGAGAGCCCGGCTGCCGCGTTCCCCCCGCCATCTACTCAGAATGGGCGGCCAAGAAACAGGAAAGGGCGGCGGCATGAGCGAGCATCGGATTGAGCGCGTAGCCATACGCCATCCGGATGGTCGTCTTTGGACCGTGCCGGCGCCGGGGCGCCATCATCACGCGATCCGCGAGGCCGCCAGATACGGATGGCCTTTGGATGAAATTGCCGAAAGCGAGCAGGGATTTACGGACAATCAGGGCCGATTCCTGAACCGGTGCCAAGCCCTGCACGTTGCGAAGGCAAGCGGTCAACTGCGCCGCAAGACGACACCCGGAGCCTATACCGGCCCTGAGCTTTACTTGGAGGATCTGTGGTGATGACCAACCCCACCCCCTGGCCGACGCGCGCCGCTTTTGAAATCTGGTGGAAGGTTAACGTCCTCGATCTCAACCGCCTAGCTGTATCCGACCATCGCGAATATCAGCGGATCGCAGACAAAATCGCGGGCTATCTCGCACAGATACCGGAGGCAGGATGAACGGCAAAGAATGGACCCCCTACGACACCGCCACCCTGCACGCGCTCCACAAGACGCACGCAGACCATGAAATCGCCCGAAGGACGGGCCACCATGCCGACACCGTTCAACGCAGGAGAACAGCCTTGGGATTGGACCCTTACGTGCGTGTCCGCTACTCGACGTTTCTGGAACTGCCGGCCGCATCCTTGGCTGCTATTCGCCGGGCTGCTAGGATAGCGGCATGAGCGACCTGAAGATGCCCGTAGGTGCCGTGTTTGATTTCAGCGAATAACATTGGGGGAACCTAATTGATGAGGCAAAGAGCCTTGTTCCTGATATCGAAACCGCAGTTTTTGAAACATTACGGGAAGATTTCCCTGTACTGCTGACGTGGAATGACTCTGACAATGGGAAACTAAATCTTTCGGTGGGCCTGCCATTTGTTACCGGCAGTGATTGGATTTGGGCCACTGTCGATTTCGAGGAATTGGCCGCCGATATTGCCGACCCCCAATACTTAGAGGACGATGACAAGAAGGCTGTAGCGGCAATCTTCCGCAAGTGGGCTGACGTTCTCGACCCGCCACAAAAGTAGACACTTGACTTCCTAAGTCGGAATTGGAGCAATTACACGGCTGACAGCCTCCAAGAGAGAGCATCAGCGTGCCGACTAAAATAATCGGATTAAATCGTGCCTCGCGGTAGACCCAGGGGCGCGCTCAACAAATCCACCAAAGATATCAAAGCGCTGGCGCAAAAGCATACGCCGGAGGCGCTGCATACGCTTGTCAGCGTGATGAAGTTCAGCGAGAGCGACGCTGCCCGCGTGTCGGCCGCCAAAGAACTGCTGGACCGTGGCTATGGCAAGTCCCCCCAGCCGCAGACGGGCGAGGGCGGTAGCGGCCCTGTCGCATTGGCGATCTCATGGCTACAGCCCAGCGCGTAACCATCCCCTACGCGCCCCGCCGCGCCTTCATGGGCTACCATGAAAGCTCCAAGCGCTGGCGTGTGATCGTGGCCCATCGCCGCGCCGGCAAGACGGTGGCGACGATCAATCAGTTAATCCGGTCGGCGCTCACATGCCCGCAGCCTGACCCGCGTGCGGCTTACATCGCCCCGCTCTACAAGCAGGCCAAGGACGTGGCGTGGTCCTATCTAAAGCGATTTAGCGCGGTAATTCCGGGCATGGAGCCCAACGAGTCCGAGTTGCGGGTGGACTTCCCCAACGGCGGCAGAGTGCGTCTGTACGGGGCGGATAACCCGGACGGCATGAGAGGCATCTACCTTGACGACTGCGTGCTGGACGAGTTCGCGGACATGCGCCCTCGCGTGCTGCCCGAGATCATCCGGCCAGCCCTGTCAGACAGGCGCGGCTCCCTGACGCTGATTGGCACGCCTCGCGGGCACAACGATTTCTACAAAGCGTGGCAGCAGGCCCAGAACGACAACGACTGGTACGGCGTGATGCTGCGGGCCTCTGAGACGGGGCTTGTGGCCCAGGAGGAACTAGACAGCGCCCGCAAGCTGATGAGCCCCGAGCAGTACGAACAGGAGTTTGAATGCTCGTTTGAGGCGGCCATTACCGGAGCCTACTGGGGCAAGGAGATGGCACAGGCCGACCGGGAGGGCCGGATCTGCGACGTGCCCTATGACCCGTCCCAGCCCGTCTACACGGCGTGGGATATTGGCGTGCGCGATGCCACGGCTATCTGGTTCTTCCAGACCTATTTCGGCGGCATCAACGTCATCGACTACTACGAGCAGACCGGCGTGGGCGTGGACCACTACGCCGAAGTGCTGAAGCGCAAGCCGTACACCTACGGCTGGGCCTATGTGCCGCACGACGGCATGGCGCGGGAGTGGGGATCGGGCAAGACCCGCGTTGAGCAGATCATCAGCCACGGCATCAAGCCGCATCCGGTGCCCCACAACAGCATCATGGACGGCATCGAAGCTGGGCGCGTGACCATCCCGCAGGCCCGCTTTGACCGCACCAAGTGCGCCGTGGGCATCGAGGCGCTGAAGCAGTACCGGGCCGAATACGACGAGGAGCGCAAGGTGTTGAAGCCGACGCCCTTGCACGATTGGGCCAGCAACGGTGCGGATGCGTGGCGCTACCTGTCGCTGTCCTGGCGCGAGGCCAAAAAGCCAGATGCGGACAAGCCGGCGCCCAAGTACGGCATCGAGAACTACACCATGAACGACCTGTGGCGCGAACACGGCCAGCACAAAGGCGGACGAGGCAGGATATGAGCGAACTCTCTGAAACCGCCGCCATTGTGCAGGAGGACAAGCCTGTAGGCTCTGCCCGCTATTGGCTGGGCGAGATTGCCACGGCAAAGCGCGCGCACGCTCCTTGGCACAGTCGAGGCGACAAAGTCATTCGCCGCTACAAGGACGAGGGCAACGCCCGCGAGATGATGCAGGGCGCGGGTGGCCGTGGCCGCAAGATGGCGATGCTCTGGTCCAACGTGCAGACCATCGGCCCGGCGCTGTTCAACCAAACGCCTGTACCGAACGTATCGCGCCGCAACAAGGACGCCGACCCGGTGGGCCGTTGGGGCTCGATCATCCTGGAGCGCTGCATCGAGGTCTGCCTGGATACGCAGGACATCGAACACACCATGCGCTCCGTGGTGCAGGACTTGCTCTTGCCGGGCCGTGGCATGGCCGTGGTCGAGTACCAAGCCGAGATCGGTGACGACCCGGACGCCGCGACGGAGCCGGGCGGGGACGACCCCGACGACCCGACGCCGCAGGCAGGCCAGAAGGTCACGCGCCAGCAGGCGATTCTCCGCTATGTCCATTGGAAGGACACGCTCACCAACCCGGCCCGCATGTGGTCAGAGGTGTGGTGGTTCGGCTATCGGTCGTTCCTGACCCGCGAGGAGATTGCCGACAAGTTCGGCAAGGACGTGGCGGCCAAGATCCAGCTTGACCACAAGCCGGACGAGGGCGGCAAGCAGACCGGCACGCAGGAGGACAACCACCAAGCCACGGTGTGGACCATCTGGTGCAAGCGCCACAACAAGGTCTATCAGGTCGCGCCGGGCTATCCCGACGATCTGTTGTCGGACATGGAGCCGCCGTGCCGATTCGATAACTTCTGGCCGATTCCGCGCCCTGTGACGGCGACGGTGGGCAGCGACTCCATTGTGCCGGTGCCCGACTTCGCGATGTATCAGGATCAGGCCGACGAGATCGACCTGTTGACCAACAAAATCTACAAACTGAGCGAATCCCTGCGCCTGCGCGGCCTCTATCCGGCCGACATGGACAGCGTGAAGCGCCTGCTTTCGGACGCATCGGATACCGAGCTTATCCCGGTCGAGAATTGGGCCATGCTGGCCGAGCGCGGCGGCGCCGATGGGCTGGTGGTGTGGTTCCCGCTTAAGGACGTGGCGGCGGCCCTGGTGGCCTGCTACGAGGCCCGCGAGAAGGCCAAGGCCGCCCTGTACGAGGTGACGGGCATTGGCGACATCGTGCGCGGCGCATCGGACGCCAGCGAGACGGCGACGGCCCAGCAACTCAAGAGCCAATGGGGTTCGCTCCGCATCCGTGACCGGCAGCGCGATATCCAGCGCTTTGCCCGCGATGCCATCCGCCTGATTGCCGAGGTAATAGCCGAGCATTTCAGTCAGGAAACGATGGCGCAGATGAGCGGCGTTAAACTGCTGACGGCCCAACAGAAGCAGATGTTGCAGATGCAGCAGCAATACATGCAGCAGTATCAGCAGCAGGCCCAGCAGGCGCAGCAGATGGGCCAGCCTGTGCCGCCGCCGCCCGGTATTCCCGAACCGTCGCCGGAAATGCTCGCGGCGATGAAGGAACCGACGTGGGACGAGGTCATGCAGCTCCTCCGCGACGACAAGCTGCGCGGCTTCCATATCGACGTGGAGACGGACAGCACGATTGAGCCCGACCAGAAGGCCGAGCAACAGAAGGCGGTCGAGTTCATCGGCGCAATGGCGACCTTCCTCAAAGAGGCGGCGCCCATGGTGCAGATGGCCCCGTCGTCGGCTCCCATGCTGGGCGAAATGCTCATGTTTGGCGCGCGGCGCTTCAAGATCGGGGAGACGCTGGAAACGGCTATCGAGAACTTCGCCAACCAGATGGCGCAGCAGGCCCAGGCGCCCAAGCCGCCAGATCCCACGCTGGAGGTGGCGAAGGTCAAGGCCGACGCTGAGAAGCAGAAGGCCGGCGCCGAGGTCCAGATGAGCCAGATCGACCTGCAAGCCAAGGCCTTGGAGCATCAGCACGCGCAGGCCGAGCATGGGATGAACATGCAGGCGCTCCAGATGGAGGGCGCTGCCCAGCAGCAGGCGGCGGCCCTTGCTCAACAGCAGCACGAACAGGCCATGCAGCAGGCCCAGCAGCCGGTGATGCCGTGATGAGCGCGCCCGATACCCTAGAAGCAGCACTCGCGGCCATTTGGGAAAGCCATGCACGTGGTGAACTGACGATCAAGGAAGCAAGGGCAAAAGCGTCTTGGGCGCGCACAGAGGCTTATGTGCCTCCAGATGATCTCGTCCGACGGCGGCGTGAGTTTCTAGAATACCGCGCGAGGCGCAGTCGTGCCCTCGCGGCGGTCGAGAAGGGGCGCGCCACCAAAGCAAAGCGCAAAGAATGGCGGGAAGGTGTGGCTCGCATCATGGCCGAGGTTCGCCGTCGAGAGGCCATCGCATTGGCGTCCAAGCCGCACTTCTACAGCAGCGACAACCCCCTCGACGGCTCACGCCTATGGGACAACTCATGACCCGCAAAACCTTCCGTTACGACGCCGACGCCGACATGGTTTACGAGGTCAGCGGCAACTATTTCGAGGAAACCAAGCCCGGCCCGTCCGTCATCAGTGACGGCCTCAACGGCATCCACGGCCTGCTGAACCACGCCGACCGCAAGACCTACGACAGCAAGCGGGCTTTCGAGGCCGCCACCCGCGCCCATGGCTGCGAGACGGTGGGCAACGAGGACATGGGCAAGCATGTGCGCCCGCCTGAACTGGTTGGCCGGCGCGAGATTGGCGAGACGATCAAACGAGCGTTTGAGGAGCATCGGCAGTTCGGCTCCGGTGCAATCCAGCGTGCGAAGGAGCTTGGCTGATGGCTGACGACGTTGAAGTTGACGATCTGCGCGGCGACCTCGCCAAGGCATTTGCGGGCGATATCCAGGCCGATCCCGCGCCTCCCGCTGACCTAGGCGAGGCCACGCCGCCAGCCGACGCAGCGCCCAAGGAACAGACCGCCGCAGAGCGTGCCCGCGATGAGAAGGGTAGATTTGCCCGCGAGGAAGCCGCCCGCGAGGTCAAGGCGCGCGAGACGCTGACAATCAAGCCCAAGGAGCCGGTACAGGCCGCCGCGCCTGTCGCCGCCGAGCCTGTGGCCGCCGCGCCCAAGCCCGGCGACATTCCCCCGCCGATGGAATGGAAGGGCGCGGCCAAGGTGGACTGGAACCGCCTGCCGCCGCCTGTGAAGGCCGAGATCGCGGAGAAGTACGCCGCCCTCGCCACGGAACGGGCAGAGGTCGCGCCGCTCAAGGAACTGATCGACACCAACCGGGAATTCCTTGTCAACGAGGCTGGCTCGATTGGCGAAGCGTTCCGGCAGATGGTGCAGTTCGCGCGCATGAGCGTTGACAATCCAGTCGCTTTGGCGCAGCATATCCTCCGAGCGCGCGGAATCGACGCCGCGACTGCGTTTGGTGGACAGCCCCAGGGTATCCCCGCGCAGCCGCCGCAAATCGCAGACCTTGTCGCTCAGACCGTGCAGCAGAGATTGCAGCCCCTACTGGCGCAATTTGAGCAGCGGGAAACACAACAGCATATCCAATCTATCGAGGCGTTCGCCTCTGATCCGGCCCATCCGTACTTCAACGACGTTCGCGCACAGATGGCGAACTTCATCAGGTCCGGGCAGGCCAAGGATCTGAAGGACGCCTACGAACAAGCGACTTGGGCGCATCCAGTTATCCGGCAGCAGCTTCTATCTGCACAAGCCGAGGACGCCGCGAAAGCCAGAGCCGCAGAGGTCCAGAAGGCGCAAGCCGCTTCCAGGGCCTCTCTCACCGGCGCGCCGACACCGGGGCATGTCTCCGTCAACGGCGAGTCAGATGGCAGCATTCGCGGCGATCTCATGAGGGCCATGCAGGCGCAAATGGGGGCCGTTTAATTTAGGAGAACGGCGATGGCCTCGCCCAATCTTTCGGAAATCACGACTACCACTCTCCAGCATCGTTCCAAGAAGCTGGCCGACAACGTCACCAAGAACAACGCTCTGCTGAATCGCCTGTCGAGCAAGGGCAACGTCAAGACCGTGCCCGGTGGCCGTTCCATCGTGCAGGAGCTTGAATACCAGGAGAACGGCACGTTCTCGCGCTACAGCGGTTACGACGCCGTCAGCATCGCGCCGTCCGACACGTTCACCGCTGCCGAGTTCGACTGGAAGCAGGCGGCTGTGGCCGTCTCGATCTCCGGCCTTGAGCAGTTGATGAACAGCGGCCCCGACGCCGTAATCGACCTCCTCGAAAGCCGCATCAAGAACGCCGAAAAGACCATGATGAACAACATCGCGGTCGATTGCTATTCGGACGGCACGGCTTCGGGCTCCAAGCAGATCGGCGGCGCGCAGTTGCTGGTTGCCGATACCCCGACCTCGGGCACTGTCGGCGGCATCAACCGCGCGACGTGGACCTTCTGGCGCAACATCGCGGTCAGCACGACCTTCACGGCGGCGGCCATTCAGACCGGCCTCAATTCGGCCTACGCTCAGACCGTTCGCGGCAAGGACGCGATTGACCTGTGGGTGGCCGACAACACGGCGTGGCTGGCCTATCTGGCCTCGCTTCAGGCCATCCAGCGCATCACCGTCTCCAGCGAAGCCAGCGCGGGCTTCCAGACGCTGAAGTTCATGGGCGGCGACTTCATGCTCGACGGCGGCTTCGGTGGCGGCGCCCCGTCCAGCCACGTCTACGGGTTCAACACGGACTACATCTATTTCCGTCCCCACAAGGACCGGAACATGGTCCCGCTCGACCCCGACCGCTTCAGCACCAATCAGGACGCGATGATCAAGCTCATCGGGTTCGCCGGCAACATGACCCTGAGCAACGCTTCGCTCCAGGCCGTCTGCAAGTAGACCCAGGAATAGGAGAACCATCATGACTACTGCTTCTTGGGCTGCTCTCGACCAGCTGGGCGGATCGTCCTGCCCCGGTGACGCTGCCGACGCCGTCTACACGACGCCGGGCGGCACCAGCTACGGCCCGCAGATCCCTGTGGGCACTGTTCGACGCTTCATCGACCTCTCCGGCAAGTACGGCGTGGGCGAGTTCATTTACCTGCCGGGCGTGGCTTCTCTCGCGGTGGGCGATGTCGTCGAATACAACCTCTCGGCGGGTGTCGCTGCGGCGACCGATGCCACGGTGGTTCGCTGGGCCGGCACTGCCGGTTCGGGCAAGGCGCTCGCTATCGCCATGACCGCCAATACCTCGGCCACCACGTTCAGCTGGTATCAGATCGGCGGCGCCGCCGTCGTGAACACCAACGGCACCGTGGCGGCTGGTGACAAGGCGTTCTGGCAGGCCACTGCCACCGTCTCGACCACCCAGGTCAACGGCAAGCAGGTTCTCGGCGCGGTGGCCTTCTCGGCCAACGGCGTGCCGAGCGCCAACAAGGCGATCTACACCATCGACCGGCCGCACGCGCAGGGCCAGGTGGTCTAACGACTGACGACAGGGCGGGGGCTTCGGCCCCCGTCTTTTCCTTTGTTCAACCGGACCCGGCTTAGACCGGCATGGAGGCCAAGTGAGCGACCCGACACCGTTTCTCGTACCGAATCCCGAAAACCCCAAGGAACAGAATATCGTCTGGTTTGAGTGGGGATCGGAGAAGAACGACGAGGAGACGAACGCCAACGGCGTGCCTGTGTTCGATACCGTGCTTCTTGCCCATGTGCAGGGACCGGGCCTGATGCGCTCCGAGGCGGTGTTAGTGGTCGAACGCAAGAAGCCTGACGGCAAGGTGATCGAGAACCACCGCATCTATGGGCCGATGATCAAGGCCTTCAAGGAGAACGACGCGGGCGGCATGACCGGCACGCCGTTGTCCGAACTGGCGATGCTCGATTCCGGCATCCGCGCGACCTTCAAGGCGATGGGCGTGCATTCGGTCGAAGCCCTCGCGAGTCTGGCCGATGTCGCTGCCGAGCGCGTGATGGGCTTCCACAAGTTCAAGCAGGCGGCGCAGGCGTTCATTGCCCAGCGCGACGGCCAGCAGCCGATGGCAAAGCTCACCTCCGAACTGGAGATCGAGCGCGAGAAGAACAGGCAGCTTGAAGCGACCGTTGCGGCGCTCGACGAGCGCTTGAAGGAACTGGAAAAGCCGAAGCGCAAGGCGGCGTAGGAGAGACAATGGCGGACCCGGTCAGCGAGCGCTACAAGCGCGCCTCCATCTTTCAGCGTCCCGCCGAGACGCCGACCGGGCAAACCGACCCGCTGATGGCGATGCTTGCCAAGCTCAAGGGCTACATGATGCAGCAGGCGGCGGCGCAGGCGGCCTCCGGGTCTACGGGTTCTGCCCCTGACGGAATGGCGCCGGGCGCCCCCATGACGACGCCTATGACGGCAAATTCGCCCGCTGGGGGCTACAACACGCCGGCCGCTCCTCCGGTGTCCGTGGGCGCTACGCCGCCCGCGCTGCCGCCGTTTGAGCAGCCGGGGGCCATGTCTCAGAACTACATGCCGGGCTATCTGCCGCAGGCTTCAGCTGAGGTGGTCAGGAACACGACGCCAGCACCGGCCGCACCGCCGCAGGTTCCCGGCCAGCCGCAGGTTCCGCCAATGCCTGATCCCGTCCAGATCGGTGCCTCTGATGGCTCCGTGCGCGGCGATATCTTGGCGGCCATTGAGGCCAAGAAGCGTGCCGCGATGGTACCGCCTTGGGCGGTCAATCAGGGCACCTTGGCGGACCAGCAGGGATGACCGCACTTAGCATCATCCAGACGGCTGCGGCATGGGTGGCAATCCCCCAGCCTACGGCGGCCTTCAGCGCCACCGACGCACAGACCATCCAGCTTCGCTCCCTGTTGAATGACGAGGGCCTGGAGCTTGCGTCGTGGCCCGACCATGCGTGGACGAAGCTGACCAAGGAAAAGACCTTCACCACGGTCGCGGCGAGCATCCAGACCGGCGCGGTGCCTTCGGACTTCGCCCGGTTTTGCGACAACTCTGCATGGGATCGCACCGTGGATCGCCCGCTGTGGGGGCCGATGAGCCCGCAGCAGTGGCAGCAAGAGAAGGCGGGCCCAACCTTCACCAGCATGTATTACGGCTTCCGGCTGCGGGGGAATGACTTCCTGATGACGCCGACGCCGACCGCAGGCGACACCATCGCCTATGAGTACGTGTCGAACTATCACGTCTATGCCTCCGGCGACACGACGCCGACCAAGAGCAGCTTTACAGCCGATTCGGACACGTCGGTCTTTGACGAGACGCTGCTCGCGCGCGGTGTGCGCTGGCGGTTCCTGCGGGCCAAGGGGCTCGACTACAGCCAGGAATATCAGTCGTGGATTGAGCTATTGCAGCGGCTTGCCTCGCGCGACGGCGGAATGCCCAAGCTGTCGGCCTCCCGCAACTATCCGTGGACGCGCCTTAGCCCGTTCATCCCTGATTCTGGATTTGGCGCTTAGACATGGCGGCCGGCCTCCCGATTTACTCGCCGGAATGGATATTTAAGTCGCTGGTGTCGGATCGCTTCGCCGGCATCATGACCCAGGTGCTGACCGGATCGGCCACCTATGACCCGCCGAACGTCGCCAGCGGGGCGGCGACGGCCATCACCACGGTAACGGTGACGGGCGCGGTAGTGGGATATCCGGTGTGGGGCACGTTCTCGCTTGACCAGCAGGGCCTGCACCTGAACGCCTGGGTGAGCGCGGCCAATACCGTCTCGGTCAACTTCCTGAACCTGACGGGCGGTGCCATCAACCTCGCGAGCGGCACGCTCACGGCCTACGTGATGGTGCCCTGATGTTCAGCCCCGCCGTATCCGATCGCCGTTTTGCTCGCAGGGCATCCACGTCGAACGCCTACAACCTGCCCGCGCCCGTCAATGGCCTGAACGCCAAGGACGGCTATTCCGACATGAAGCCGGAGGACGCGGTAACGCTGACCAACGTGTTCCCCGAGGCCAGCTATGTGGCCGTGCGAAAGGGCTACACGTCATGGGCGACGGGGATGACCAACCCCATCCGCACCCTGATGACCTATTACGGGCTGACGGGCGCGGACAAGCTCTTTGCCTGCGAAAGCACGAAGATTTGGGACGCGACGGCCTCGGGCGCGGCGACTTCTTCCGTCACTGGCCTGACGAGCGCCGATTGGCAGTGGACCAACATCAAGACGCCGGGAGGGGCGTACCTGATCTGCGCCAACGGGTCGGACTCCGTGCGGAGTTTCAACGGCACGACATGGGCCACGCCCGCCATTACCGTGGTCACGTCGTCCACGCTCATCAACGTGTTCCAGTTCAAGCAGCGCCTGTGGTTCGTGCAGAACAACAGCCTGTCACTTTGGTATCTCGGCACGCAGGCCATTGCAGGCGCGGCGACGGAATTCCAGCTAGGCTCCGTGTTCCGCAAGGGCGGCTACATCGTGTCGGCCGGGTCGTTCTCGCGCGATTCGGGCGACGGCGCCGACGATTACCTCGCCATCATCACGTCCAATGGCGAAATTGCGGTCTACCAGGGCACCGACCCGACTTCGGCCAATACCTTCGCCCTCGCCGGGATCTTCAACACGGCCAAGCCCCTGGGGCGGCGCTGCATGACGCGCCTGAATGGCGACCTGTCCATCGTCACGGCAAATGGCGTCATGAGCATGAACGCCCTGCTTGAGTTCGGCCGCGAGTCTGACCAGAAGGCGGCGATCACCGGGCGCATCCAGACCCTGTTTAGCCAGTATTCCAGCAGCTACGGCTCGGTATTTGGCTGGCAGGCGATGACCTATCCGAAGGCCCGGTATCTGATCGTGAACGTCCCGCAGGTGACGAACGCGACCTCGATCCAGTTGGTGATGAACACAATCACCGGGGCGTGGTGTTCCTTCTCCAACCTCAACACGAATTGCTGGGGCGCGGCCAATGACGCGCTTTACTTCGCCGGGACAGATGGCGTGGTCTACACGGCGGACGCGGGCTATCAGGACAACGGCGGGCAGATCAATTGGGAGATCCAGACCGCGTGGCAGATGCCGGGCGGGGCACGCAACAAGATGTTCAAGATGGTGCGGCCGGTCATGCTGACAGGCGGCGGCGTGGCCTTCGCCATCGAAGTGGACACGGATTTTGACACCAGCAACCCGCCCACCGGCATGGGAGCCGTGGTGAGCGTTTCCGGCATGTCGTGGTCGTGGACGCATCCCGGCACCTGGGGCGGCGCGAACGTGATCGACAATCGCTGGCAGTCCGTGGGCGCCATCGGCACATGGGCGAGCGTCCATATCATAGGGGCGACCAAGGGCGGTGCCTGCCAGATCAACAGCTTCGACCTGTTGGCAGAGCTCGGGGGCGTTCTGTGAAGCGGACCCTGCTTACAGGGCACGACGAGACGGTGGCGCGGTTTGTGGCAAAACTGTCGCCCATCGAACAGCCCGTCTGGACGGACGTTGCGGCGGCATTTGGGGTGCTGCGGGAGGACGGCGCGTTGATAGCGGGTGTCGTCTTTTCCAACTACCGCCCGCAATTTGGCACTTTAGAATTGAGCGCGGCTAGTGTAAGCTATTTTTCGTTTAGCATCGGCATCGTCTCTGCCTTGGGCGAGTACGCTTTCCGACAGCTCTCCGCAAATCGAGTTTGGGCTAGAACTTCCACCGTCAACAAGCGCGCCCGCGCCATGTTGAAGGGCCTCGGGTTTACCGAGGAGGGGGTGAATGCCTGCCATTACGGACCCAAATCGCACGCAGTCGTGGCGCGCCTTCTACGGTCGGAATGGGAACGTCGGAAAGTCCGCACTGATGAGGTGCGGAAGGCTGCTTAGACATGCAGAGCGGTGCAGGCTCCGCCCCAACCTTCAACGCCCAACAGGCGGCGAGCGACCAGTCGAAGTCTAACGTACAGACCGGCATTGCGAACGCGACCCTTGGAAATACCAATCAGGTCACGCCCTATGGAAACCTGACGTACGCCGAAACGGGCGGTAAGGACGTTGGCGGCAATTGGGTGCCGTCCTATACGGCTACGCAGACTCTCAGCCCCGAACAGCAGCAGATTTACAACAAGACCACCGGGCTACAGTCCGGGGCGCTCGATACGGGCGCGACCGCGCTGCAACAGGTCAACAACGCGGTTGGCACGCCGCTCAATTTCAACAACGCGCCCAAGCTGCCGACCGACCAGACCCAGCTTAAAGACGAGGCATACAAGGCCCTAACGGCCCGGTCGAATCAGGATCTAGACCACCAGACCGAACTGCAAAAAAGCATGCTCGCCAATCAAGGCTTGGCGGTGGGCGGCGAGGCCTACAACAACGCCATGATTCCGCTGGAGCGGGCGCGGGTGGATGCGTCCAATCAGGCGACCATCAATTCGGGCAACATCGCAAGCCAGAACCTGTCGCAGGCGCAGACCCTGCGAAATCAATACATCAACGAAGCGCAGACGACCCGCAACCAGCCCATTCAAGACCTTACGGCGTTGCTGGGCTTTGGCGGCGGCGTGCAGCAGCCGACGTATGCCACGCCGACGCAGGCGCAGATTGCCAATACCGACGTGGTGAGCCCGCAGATCGCGGCCTACCAGGGGCAGATGAACGCCTACAACCAGAACATGCAGTCTAGTAACGCGGCCATGGGCGGCCTGTTCGGGCTCGGCGGCTCGGCTTTGAGCGCTGCCGGAACTGTCGGCGGAATGGCGTTTCTATGAGCCCGGCCGCTCGCACGAAAACGTCAAATAGCCAACCGCTGATACTTGGGTTGCGCGCGCAACGCGCCCATAGCGCTGGCAATGAGCATTCGCGGACTGAATGGCCGCGCCCGGCGTCGGACTTCCCGTCCATGTCGCCACGCCGCCCAGTTCGGTTCCGTCAACAGATGCGCCGCAACCTGCCAGCAGGATTGCAGCCATGACGATCAATAGTCGCATGATTTCTCCTTTTCCCGAGTATGGGAATATCGCGCTGCAATTCAGCGGCGGCAAGGACAGTCTGGCGGTTGCATACCTTCTGCGCCCGTATTGGGACCGCATCACGCTGTACCATGTGGACGCGGGCGACCTCCTGCCGGAAGTTCGGGAAATAGTCGATAGCGTCGCGGCGATGGTGCCGCGCTTCGTGCGGATTGATTCCGACTCGCAGGCATGGGCGTCGGCTAACGGCCTTCCAAGCGATCTGGTCCCCTGCACCGGGACGCTTCCCGGCGTGCTGATGGGCGGCAAGACCCGCATTTCCGCGCGCTACGAGTGCTGCGGGCATAACCTCTGGATACCGATGCACGCCCGCATGGTGGCCGATGGCGTCACGCTCGCCATCCGGGGCACCAAAACCTGCGACATGGCGAAACTTCCGGCTGTGAGCGGGGATCAGACGCTGGGCTACGAGTTGTGGCTCCCGCTTCAGGAATGGTCGCACGCTGACGTGTTTGCCTATCTCCGTGAGGTGGGTGCGCCCATCTGTCGGGTCTACGAGAACAACGTCAATGCGCCGGAATGCGCGACTTGCTCGGCATGGTGGAGCGAGGGCCGAGCGGGCTATCTCGCCAAATATCACCCGGAATTGAGCGCCGCCTATCAGGCCAAGCTGGGCGTGGTGGCGCGCGAGGTGTTCCCGCTGATGGCCTCTCTCAACGCTGAATTGAGGGCCGTCTGATGGCGTCCAAACTAGCCGACTACCTGCTCCAAAACCCGCTTTACGCAACCGGCGCGGCGATCTCGCAGCAGGGCACGTCCACGGCTCCTGTACGGTCCCCCATGGAGGGACTCGCCCGCGCTCTACAGGGTGGCTTGGGCGGCCTTACGCAGGGCTATGCGCTGGCGGAAGCCAAGGGCGAGCAGACCGCCGACCAGACGGCACTTGCCAAAGCGATGCAGCTTTACGCGACCAACCCGACCGAAGCCCGCAACATTGTGGCCTCCCGGCCGAACCTGTCCGACACGGCAAACGCGATGATGATATCCGATGTCGCGGACCAGCGCGCCAAGGGGCTGATCGACTACAAGGACAAGAAGGACCAAGAAGATCAAACCCGCGCCATGGCGGCTTTCGGCATCACGCCTCCGGGTGGAATGCCGGCCGGTGGCGGGAATACACAGGTTGCAGGAGGTGTGCCGCCCGCGCAGGCCAAGGCCGAAGCACAAAAGAAGATTCAATACCTCGTGAACTCCCACGGCATCCCGTCTGATCTTGCCGCGACGATGGTTGGAAACCTTTATCAGGAAAGCGGCTTCAACCCGAATGCAGTCCATGACGGCGGTACCGGATACGGGATGGGCGGCTGGCGGAATGAGCGTCGCGCAGCGTTGCTGCAAGAGGCGCAGGCTCGTGGGGAAGATCCATCAAATCCCACGACGCAGCTAGACTTCTACGCCAACGAGTTCAAAACGCGACCGGAGTATCAGCAAGCATTGCAGGCGCAGACGCCCGAGGCGCGTCAGGCGGCGATGATGGCGTACTTCCGACCGGCCGGATACACGCCACAGAACCCGCAGGGCGGCCACGGCTTCGCCAATCGCGTGCAGTACGCGCAGCAGTTCTCGGGCAACCTCCCGGCGCAGGGCAGCGCGGACGGCCAGACGCAGCCCCCGCAGGCGCTGAACGTACCCGCGCCGCAGGGCGATACCATCGACTACCAGGGCCTCAAGCTGCCGCGTGCGGAAGTCACCGCCGCCCTGATGATCCCCGACAAGGTCAAGCGTCAGGAAGCGCTGATGAAAGTGGTTTCCGAGGGTGTGAAGCAGCAGCGCGGCCCTGATCCCGGCACCGACGCGGGCGACGTGCATCTGCTGAGTCGTGTTTTCTCCGATCCCAGTTTCTCCGGCACGCCGGAGTATGCGGCAGCGCACGCCCGCGCATCAAAGCCGACCATGAGCCAAGGCGGTCAGCTTCTTTACCCGGATATGTCGGTTTATCCGAAGCCGATGGTCAACGGCGGCCAGCCTGTCTCGTCGGGTCAGCCACGCTTTGAGGACACGCCGTCATCGCGCTTTCAGATGGAAGGCAAATTGGCCGACGACTTCAACCGGATCAAGTCGGTCGGGGACTACCGCGAAGTGCTGCCGATGGTGGCCGCCATCAAGGATGCAGCGACCCGCAACAACAAGGTGGCCGACCTCAACATGGTTTATGGCCTTGCCAAATTGTACGATCCGACCGGCGTTGTCCGAACCGGAGACGCGGACCAAATCTATCGCTCGCAGAGCATCCCCGACTGGCTCAAGGGCTACGTCAGCAGCATGCAGGGCGGTAGCGGCTTTACGCCGGAAATGCGCCAGCGGATCATTGCTGAAGCTGAAGGCCGTCTGGCAACGCACAAAGAGCAATATGACGCGCTCGCTTCGCAGTTCACCCAGCGCGCCAAGCAATACGGTTTGAACCCCGACAACATTCTGATGGCCCCCGGTGGGCAGGCTCCCGCGCAAGGTTCCGCCCCCGCCGCCGTTCCCGTCTACGACTTGAGCGGGAAGCGCATCAAATGAGCGAGGTTTTCCAGATCCAGCTTCCCGATGGCCGGGTGGTGGGCATCCAGGCGGGCTCCCCCGAGGAAGCCGCACAGGGCGCACGGAACATCGTTGCCCGCGAAAAGGGCGAGAAAACCGGCAAGGAAGCCAGCGGGCTGGGCTACGTCGATAACCTCGCCCGTCAGGCGGCGAACGGCATCACCTTCGGCTATGGCGACGAGATCACGTCGGCGCTCGATGCTGCCACGCATGGCCTCTTTGGCCGTGGTGCACCGGGTGAGAACTTCAGCGACCGCTACAGCCAGAACCTCGCCGCCACGCGCGGCCAGGACAAAGCCTTTGCCGAGCAGAACCCAATCGCAGCCGGTACGGCCAACATCGCGGGCAATATCGCAACCTCTGTCGCTGCCCTTCCTGCCGCTGCTACGGCAGTAGGCCCCAGCCTCCTCGGTAACGCCGCGAAGATGGCGGCCGTGGGCGGCGGATTGGGTGCCGCACAGGGTTTTGGCGAGGGAGAGGGCGGCTTCGGTGAGCGCGCCGGGAATGCCGTCGTGCAGGGCGGATTTGGGGCCGCTGCCGGTGCGGCGCTGCCGTTCGTGGGGGCCGCTGCCAGCAAGGCAATGGAAACCGCACCGGGCCGCTACGTGTCCGAACAGGTCATCGCGCCCGCTGCCCGCCATATCGGCGGCCTGTTCAAGGGCGGCATCCCCGCGCAGTCCCTGTCCGCCGCTGCACCCGATGGCACGGCAGGAACCGGCAATTTCATCAGCGCATTGGCTGACAGCGTGGTCGCCAAGACGGGCAATGTCGCGGAGCGGGGCGCTATTGAGCGTCTCGCCACGGCCTTGCAGCGCAGCGGCATGGAGCCGGCGCAGATCGAGGCACGGCTGGGGAGGCTGGGCGAGGGCGCAACCCTTGCCGATACCGAACAGCAGTTCCTGCGTGAAGCTCGCCGCGCCAACACGCTGCCGGGCGAAACGTCGAGCTATGCCAAGACGATCCTAGAAACCCGCGACCGTGCCGCGCCCGGCCGGGTTCAGGCGGCTTTCGAGGGGGGCGAGTCGCCGCCGTCCACGTTTGCGCTGCGCGGCGAAGGGCAGGCATTCGACCAGAACCTCCGCGCCGTGGGCCAGAAGGTTTATGGCGAGATGACGGACGCTGGGTTGCGGCAGTCGCCGGAGTTGATGGCGATTTACGAGAACCCGGCCGTTGCTCAAGCCATCGACCGCGTGATGACGGCTGAGAAGGCTACCCGCATCGGCACCGACCGCGCTCCGGCCTCTCCCATCGAAATCATGCACAAAGTCAAACAGGCCATTTGGGACCTGGGCTTTGACAAGGAGACCGCGCGACCAGGGCCGATGGCCTCTTGGTATCGCGACCTCGGCACGCAGTACATGAACCGGCTGAAGGCCGCCAACCCCAAGCTGGCCGAGGCGGATGCGCTCTATTCGCAGGCTGCGTCCCTGCCGGAACATTTCGACGCCGGCCGTGCGTTCCTCGCCAGCGGCACGACCGAAAAGGGCATGAACTCGTCCGCGCCGGCGCTGGCCGATCTTCTTGCCGGTGCCAACACGCAGCAGCAGGCGGCGGTACGCGCGGGCTCGACCAACACCGTGCGCGATCTCACCAGCGGGCGCAACGCCATCAACCAGGCGCGTTCGCTCTCGCGCGATATCTCAGGCGGAACGGAAATCCAGGCGCGGCTTGCGGAAATCTACGGCCCCGAACAGGCCCGCGCGATCCTGCGCCGTGCCGAGACGGAGGGCACCTTCGCCAACACCAGCAACGAGCTGCTGCGGGGCTCCAAGACCGCCGACAAGCTCGCGGAGGCCCTGGATACCGGCAACGCGGGCTTCCGCGTCTCGCCCGGTGGCGTCACGCCGCGCTTTTTCGAGCGGCTGATGGACATTCCCGAAATGCTGATGAAGCCCAACGAGGCCGTCAGAAACAAGATCGGACAGATGACCCTCAACACCGACGAGGCCGCCAACCGCCGCGCGCTGGCGCTGGTGCAGGAACTTCTACGAAACCGGGCTCAAGGCTCCTCTAGCCGCGCTGGTGCGGCGGCGGGCTTGGCTGATGCTTTGGCGGGACAATAACCATGGCTTTTAACGGCTCAGGCGCCTATTCGGCTCCATCTCTCCCCGGCTCGTGGAACCCGGCGCAATCCGGCTCGTCTGCCTCCCCGACCGACTGGAATACGCTGCTTGCAGACATCCAGACCGCGCTCACCACGGTGATCTGCAAGGACGGGCAAACGACGGTCACGGCCAATCTGCCGATGGCGACGTTTCGGCATACTGGCGTCGGCAATGCCGTGGCGCGCGACGACTACGCGGCGGCCGGGCAGGTGCAGGACAGCACCCTGACGTATGTGGCGGCGGGTGGCACGTCGGACGTTATCACGCTGACGCTGGCTCCTGCGGTCACGGCCTATGTTGTCGGGCAGATGTTCAGCTTCAAGGCATCTGCCGCCAACACGACTACGACGCCGACCCTCAACGTCAACGGCGTAGGGGCGGGCACCATCGTATGGCCTGACGGTTCCGCCTTGGTGGCGGGCGATATCCCGAACGGCGCGCAGATCGTCGTCAAGTGTTCGGCCACCACGCCGGTCTGGCACCTTCAGACGGTGCCCTACTCGGTCAATACGACCAAGCTGGCGGGCTCGACGCTTTCCGTCATGCCGTTTTTCACGCCGCAGGGCCGCCTTACGCTCACCAGCGGATCTCCGGTCATGACGGCGAACGCCACTGCCGCGACCTCGATCTACTACAGCCCGTACAACGGCAATCTTGTGCCGCTTTACGACGGGACGAACCTTGTCCCGACGACCTTTGCCGAACTGACCAACACGACGACGGACAACACCAAGAACCCTGCCGCCGTCACCACCAACAGCAATTATGACCTGTTCGTGTGGAACGATAGCGGCACGATCCGGTTGGGGCGTGGCCCGGCGTGGACCTCCGACACGGCACGCGGCACCGGAGCGGGCACCACTGAATTGCAGCGCGTGAATGGCGTATGGCTGAACAAGGTCGCCATTACCAATGGCCCCGTCGCCAATCGTGGAACCTACGTCGGCACGGTGCGCTCTGACGGCTCCAGCCAGATCAACTGGCAGGCGGGCGCGATTGCCGCAAACGGCACCGAGGCCATCCTGGGCGTGTGGAACTACTACAACCGCGTGCAGGTCGGAGGACTGGTGGGCGATTCCACCGATACGTGGACGTGTGCCACGACGACGATCCGTCCGGCGAACAACTCCAACACCATGCGCGCTTCGTGGGTGTGCGGCCTCGCGGAAGATCCTTTCGAGGCTCGCTATGACTTCGTTTGGGCGGGCCCGGTCGCAGGCACCTTCGCCTATGCCGGCGTCGGCTTGGACAGCACAACGGTATTTGCGGGCCGTCGCTCAATCGTGCAGGCCGCGCAGGTCACGGCGCAGGTTGGCTCCGGCGATCACCGCACCACGTCGCTGGGCTTTCACTACATGCAGGCGCTGGAATGCGGCGACGGCAGCAACGGCACCTTTGAGGGCGACAACGGCGTTCCGCTGCTGTTGCAGACCGGCATGTCCTACAGCGGCCGATTCTAGGAACAGGAGAACCACATGGCATTGAGTCCAGTTACCCTTGTTGCGAATAACGTAGAAGTTAGCGCGACGGCGCCGCTTCCGGTTGCAATTTATGAGCCGGTAGGCGGCGGCGTCACTTGGGGCGCACCAACTGCGGTTGCTGTTACGGCGGGGCCAACCTCAACAACTTTGATCGCGGCAAACGCTTCCCGCAAAGCCATCACGATCTGGAACCCTGTCGGAAACGCGCAAATGAGCGTCGATATTTCGGGGGGCGTGGCGGCGCTGGCTTCGGGGCTTCCACTCATGGGCGGCGCCAGCCTTTTCCTGACAGGTGCGGATTGTCCAGTGGGCGCAATCACCTTCATCGGTACTGCCGCGCAGAACCTCGTTTATCAGCAGGGGACCTAAGCGATGATTACGGGTTTCAGCAATCCCGCGCAGTGGCGCACTACGGTTATTACCGGCAGCGGCAGTTATACGCCTAAAACCGGCGTGGTGCTGGTCACGCTTGTCGGCGGCGGCGCGGGTGGCGGCGGTGGACATGCGACGGGTGGCGCGGGCGGCGGTGGCGCGGGTGGCACCGGATTGATGAATTATCAGCTTGGCGTCACAGCCGGTTCTCCGCTCACAATTACGATTGGCGCGCTTGGTACCGGCGGTGCCATTGGGTCTAACGGCACAACCGGCGGTGATACGTCTATCACGGGCGGGCTGACGGCATGTCCGATTGGCAACGGTGGTGGTTCGGGTGGCGCGGGCGCGGCTGTCAACGGCGGCAACGGAGGTATGTCCGGCAACGCAGTCGGTTACTTTCCCATCACAGGCGCTGGTGCCACGGGCGGCGCGGCTGGCGGCGCGAGTAACGGTATTCCAACGGGCATTGGCCTGTTGATCGCTGGCACCGGCGGCGGCGCGGGCGCGGGCACTGGCGCGGGCGCGGGCGGCGTTGGTCGCGGATACACCAGTTCAAACCCAAGCGTCGGCGGCACCGGCATCGGCGGCGGCGGCGGCGGTGCCACGATCTTTGGCATGGGCGCGGCCGGCGGCAACGCAACGGTGGCCGGGTCCGCTGCCGCTGCGAATATCGGCACGGGCGGCGGCGGCGGCGGGCAGAACGCGGCGGGCGGCAACGGTTCCGCAGGCCAAGTGGTCATCATGGAGCTTTACTAATGTCTGATGTGATCCGCTACGTCGTTGTCGATGATACGACCGGCATCGTCGTGAATGTCATCATGTGGGACGGCCAGCCCGGCTGGGCACCGCCCGCGGGCATGTCGGCTCACCTGTTCCCGACTGGCGATGTGTCGCCCGGCTGGATGTGGAACAACGGCAAGCCGCAACCCCCCGCTTAAAGAATAACGAGGCGGCCCCCGACCAGACGGCCATCCGGCCGGGAGCCTAATCACCACCGAGCTCAAGGAGCCCGGCGATGACTGAAGAAAGACTACCCCATGCCCGATAGGGTTACATCCTGGTCCTCGATCCTGGAATGGATCGGGCTGCTGGCGCCGCCTGCCTTTGGGGCTCTGATCGGTATGCGCTATGCCAAGGACCAGACGCTGAAGCAGCGGGGAGCCGGCTTTCTCACGGCGTTTTTCCTGTCCGTTTACATGACTCCGGCGCTGGCTGAAGCCGTCAACCTTGGGCCGAAAGCCACTGTAGCTGCGGGCATTCTGGTCGCAATCGTCGGTATGGATATCGTCGGCGCGCTGATTGCGACAGTCGCGCAACTCAAGAGCGACCCGATGGGCACCATCAAGGGCTGGGTCGATATGTGGCTTGGACGAGGCAAATGAGCTTGCACCTCGGCCAGTTCCTCCTGATCTGCGCGGCGCTCGGCGTCTACCTCATCATTCGTGAATGGCTGCACAGGAAATGGCGATGAAGATCAGCGACCAAGGGCTTGAGCTTTTGATTGAACGCGAGGGTAAGCGGAATAAAGCGTATCTCGATAGCGTCGGCGTCTGGACCATCGGTGTCGGCCATACGGGGCCGGAGGTCCACGAAGGGCTGGTCTGGACGGATGCGGAGATTGAATCCGCATTGCGTGCGGACATTGCGCGATTTGAGGACGCGCTTAACAAGGCGCTTCACGTAGGGCTGGAATATTACCAATTCGACGCGCTTGTGTCGTGGTTATTCAACGTCGGCGCCGGTTGGGCGGGAAAACCCGCAAAGCTGATCCGTCTCTGCAATGAGCAGAAATACGAGATGGCCGCGACTGAGTTCGATCAGTGGCACATCCCCCCGGAAATCACCCGGCGCCGGAACGGGGAGCGTGAGCAGTTCGCCGGCCGCCACTTCGTCGCGCAGTATCCGTGACCCGCGTTCTTGTCATCGGAGCCGCCGTCCTAGCCGCCATCGCCGGGCTGCTGGGGTGGCTGCTGCTCAAGGCTCACGAAGACCTCGGCAAAGCGGAACTGGCCGCCGCCGTGAACGCCGAAACCATCAAGACCTTGCAAGCCAACGAAGCCCGCAACGTCGAGATCGACAAGCACATCGAGGCCGCCCTTCAAAAAACTGCCGCCACAACCCGCGAGGTGATGCGTGCAATCAACACGTCGAGCGATACAGGCGCTTGCGCTAAGTCTGAGCCTATCCGGGCTCTTGACGGCCTGCGGCGCCCCAACCCCGGTGATAAAGACGGTGGACAAGCCCCCGCCGCAGCGGCTCCTAAGCCCCTGCATCCGGCCGGACGATAAGCCCGACACGACCAGCGACCGCGTGTTTGCTTCGTGGGTGGCTGATACCTGGCAGCGCGGGCAGGACTGCGCCGACAAAGTGGACGGCTGGATTGAGTGGAAGGCGGGCAAGTAGTGTCCAACGCCGCCCTTACCGACGCCGCGTGCCAAGAGGCGGTGGACCTCCTGGCGACGCACAATTCCATTACGAACGCCGCCCACGCACTGGGCATTTCTCGGTCCACCTTCGGCAGCCGGGTCCACGAGGCGAGGCGCCGGGGCTTCAAGTCTACCATCCCGCCGCGCCTTGTAGTCCGGGGCCAATCGATCCTGCGTAACGAGGCAGGCGAGGAAGTCGCGCGGTGGGACAAGACCGGGTTGGAGGGCAGGGAGGCGGCCGACGTTGCCCAGCTTCCCGACCCCAAGAAGATCGTCAAGCTATCAACGCTTTATGACCAGTCCGGCAAGGTCACGCAACAGTGGGTGTCTGAGAAGCCGGAGGATGCCCTACGCGAGGCCCTGTGGCTGGAATGCGCGGCCAAGATCGCCGCCGACGTGAAGCGCGCCGCCCCGGTCAAAGCGCCCAAGGGCAAATCCCATGCGGACCTGCTGGCCGTCTATCCGGTGGGCGATCACCACACCGGGATGATGGCGTGGCCCGCCGAAACCGGAGGCGAGGCTTACGACCTCAAGATTGCCGAGCAGATCCTGCGGGACGCGGCCCTTCGCCTGATAGGCGTCTGCCCGCCGTGCGACCAAGCCTTGATCGCGTTCCTGGGCGATTTTCTCCATTACGATTCATACGACACGGTGACGCCCGCCCACAAGAACCTGCTGGATGCGGACGGCCGCTATCCCAAGATGATCGAGGTGGGCGTGCGGATGATCCGCCACACCGTCGCGGCGGCTCTGGAGCGGCACAAGCACGTCACCCTGATCTTTGAGCCGGGCAATCACGACCCGTCCAGCGCGGCCTTCATGACCATCCTGTTGGCCTGCCTGTACGAGAACGAGCCCCGCGTGACCGTGGATAAGGCCCCGCGCCACTATCACTATTACGAGTTCGGCAAGGTTCTGCTGGGCACTCACCACGGCGACAAGGCCAAACCCGCCATGCTGCCGGGCATCATGGCGCACGACATGCCGGAAGCCTGGGGTCGGACCTCCCATCGCCTCTGGATGACAGGCCATGTCCACCACGAAAGCCGGAAGGAATACGCCGGCTGCAAGGTCGAGACGTTCGGCGTACTGGCCCCGGCCGACGCCTATTCCGCCCATGCGGGCTACCGCAGCGAACAGTCGATGAAGGCCATCGTCTTTCACCGTGAGCATGGCGAGGTCGAGCGCCATACGGTTAACCCGTCCATGTTCGAGGTCGCCGCATGAAGCTAGTCAGGGTCGTGTGGTTGGACGCCCTAGCCATAGCCGAATGGACCAAGCTCGGCACGGTGACGGAGCCGCAGCACTGCGAAAGCGTCGGCTTTCTGGTGAGCGAATCCAACGACCACGTAACGCTCGCCACCACCATTTCATCGGACGAGTTCACCGCCGCCATACAGGTTCCCCGCGCGATGATTCAAAGCATGGTCGAGATCAAGGAGGTCCAATGACCGGCTGCCTTCCCCGCCTCCACGACGTAAACGGCGAGCTATCCGTTCGGTTCTTCAAGGACGGCGTTGACCACAAGTTCGACGTGTCCGTGGAGGCCCTAGCTACCTTCATGCAGGACGGCATGGACGCCTTGGCAAGGCGGATACGGAAGCCGGCGCGTGTCGCCCATCCAAGCGACAGTGACCAGCCTAGGGTGGTGAAGTGAGGGCGCAACGAAAAAGGCCGCCCAAAAGGGACGGCCTCTATTCTGTTCTGATCTACGCTTGGTTCCGGCTACATGTCTGCTCCTGGGTGTGATGGGGAGTATATGCAGGCTCGGCAGGCGCGGCCAACTGTGCCATGGGTGTGCCCGATCCCGGTAAAGTACAGCAAAACATGGCAACTCGATCCCGACGGCTACCGGATTGAAGCGTGCCACGCCGGTTCCCGTTGATCCACAAACCTAGCATTTCAGGCCCGTTCGTCGTTTGCCAATCTACGGTATATCCCGCAACGTCCCGAGAACACCCGCCCGCACTGTGACGTGTGCGTGCCAAGAAAGGTGAGTGTGACAGGTACACAGTGGGGAAGGCATGGCGACGTTCCGTCAGCGCGGGGGAAGATGGCAGGCGATTATCCGCCGTACCGACTTGAAGGCAACCAAGACCTTCGACCGAAAGATCGATGCCGTGGCCTGGGCGCGGGCGCGGGAACGGGACGCCGACATGGCGGGCACCTTGCCGGGCACGATGTCTGGCACGCTCGCCCCGGTGATCGATCGCTACGAGCGCGAGGTGTGGCCGTCGAAGCGGTGGGGAGCCTCCAAAGCTAACGAACTGACGGTGCTTCGCCGTGACCTTGGCGGGCGTCTCCTGAGCGATTTCACGCAGGCGACGGTACTTGCCTACGCGCGCGGCCTGAACATTACTGGCGGGGGAATTTCCACCCGTCTGAGCTATCTCAAGGAGGTGCTTAAAACTGCCCGCGACCTGTGGGGCCTGTCCGTCCCGTTGGGGGAGGTCGAGGCGGCCATATCGGCGGCGAAGCGGATGAAGATTGCGGGCAAGTCGCAGGCGCGGACCAGGCGCCCGACGCAGGCGGAAATTGATGCGGTGATCGCCTACAGCGAGGCGCAGACGCGGTCCCTGATCGACCTTGGCGCGCTGGTGCGGGTTCTGTCCGTCCTCCCGCTCCGGCTGGGCGAGCTGCTCGGCATCCAGTGGGGCGACATAGACGAGGCTCGGCGCTCTGCCGTCATCCGCTCGCGCAAGCATCCCGATATCCGGGTGAGGGAGAAGAACGACCAGGAGGTGCCGTTGATCGCCTTCGGGGGCGTGGACACTTATGACTTGATTGCGGGTCGGCCCCGGTACTTCGATAGTCCATTCCCCTACAAGCGCACGTCCGTCTCGGCTGCATTCCAGGCGGCGACGATCAAGTGCCAGATCCACGACCTGCATATCCACGACCTGCGGGCGCACGCGATTTCCCGGTTGCTTGAGGGCGGCCTGCAAATCCCGCTGGTGGCGCTGATAAGCGGGCACAAGAACTGGCGAATCCTTGCGCGGAACTATGCTAGAATAGACCCCCTGTCCGTGCATGACGCGCTCAAGCGGCTGTGACGGTGCGGGCCTTCAGGTAGTCCTCTACGGCGGCGGCCTTGAACAGCCTTTTGCGTCCCGCCTTCACGAACGCCGGCAGATCGCGGCGCGGCCGGTTCTTCAGGGTCTTGACGGTGACGCCTAGCAGGGACGCCAGATCGTCCTCGGTGATGAGCCCGAAGCGCTCCATCAGGTGCTGCGGTTCAGTCAAAGGGTCCTCCAAATCCAAAAGCCGGAATTACACAGGCGAGCGCGAAGCGCGAAGCGAACTCACTTCTTCACCGGGGGCGGGGGAAGAGGGAGCCAGTGGGTGGGCGGCTCGTCGGTTCGCAAAATCTCCTCGACGGTTTCCTTGCCTAGCCGATTCGTGTATCCGAGCAGGAGTTTCGGCCCCCTCGGCGCGTTCTCCATATCCCGCCATTCCGTGAGGGCGCGGAGGCGGGCGATCTCGTCGGCGGTTTCGACCATCAAGTTGCGCGCCTCGGTGGGGTTGTAGAACTCGGCAATCCTCAGCCTCTCGACCAGATCGCTCATGGTGTCGTCCCTTCCTGCTTCTCCGCCTCTGCGGCCCAGTCGGCCCACGCATTAAGCGCCGCCGCCAGCGCCCGCGCCTCTCGCACGTCGGTTCGGCAGAACTCCAATTCGTACAGGTGCAAATTTTCGCCCGCTCCCTGGCTGCACACCACGACCATGGACCCAGCGGAAAACCCCGGATGAGGTCCGACTTCGATTGTCGTCTCGGATTCGGTGTAGGCAATATCAACACGCGCCGTCACGACGGTTTCGTCGGGGTCGCGGTAAAGTGCGTCTATAATCCGGCCAATGGATTTCATCGCTTCCTCCTCCACGCGGCTTGCGCTTCCATCAGGATGCGCTTCACCAGAAGCCAGTTGGCGTCAACT